TGAAGGTAAAGCACAGTTCATCAACGTGAAAGAAACTGAGGTTTTCGAGGGTAAAGACACTGGACGGTATACAGTGACTCTGACTCTCAACGATGAGACCAGCAACGAACTATCCAGCAAGGGTGTCCGCTTGAAGTCTTATGGCGATGGTGACGATGCCATTCTACAGCGAAAGTTCGCTAGTAAGTATCCAGTGCGTGTAATAGACGCTGATGGCGAGCCGTTTGCCGGTGACATTCCATCAGGCTCTACAGTACGCATCTCGTACAAGTACGGGGACGAGCATCCTGTGTACGGTGTACCTGTGTACATGGATGGCATTCGCGTGTTAGAGATGGGTGCGGCTGGTGTTGACGCAGCACTCTAAGTTCATGGGCCACGAGTCGTGCGACCAGTGCGGCTCCTCTGACGCCAAGGCTGTCTACAGCGACGGTGGGAGCTATTGTTTCTCCTGCCACGCTGTAGGCAAGGCCACTGGTAAACCTACAGAACCTACGCCACTGAGGAGAAAATTGGAAGCAACAGGAGTCATTGCGGATATTCCCGATAGACGTATCAGCCAGAACACTTGCAAGAAGTACGGTGTGACAGTTGAGTACGACTCTCAGGGTAAAATATCCAAGCACATCTACCCGTATTACTCCTGCGATACTGATGAGGTCAAAGGCACCAAGGTACGCCTAGTGAAAAACAAAGATTTCTTTGTCACTGGTAGCACTGAGGGTGTCGGCTTGTTTGGTCAGCAGGTGTGCAAGGGTCGCGGTAAGTACCTGACGATTACTGAGGGTGAACTGGACTGCCTGTCTGTGTCTGAGATGGTGGGCAACAACTATGATGTCGTGTCGCTGCGCTCTGGTGCTTCTGCGGCTGCTAAGGAAATCAAAGAGCAGCTAGAGTGGCTAGAGGGCTACGACAACATCGTGGTGTGCTTCGATAACGACAAGGCCGGTAAGCAAGCCGTAGAGGATGTCAAAGACCTGTTCAGCCCTAACAAGCTGAAGATTGTCAAGCTGCCTATGAAGGACGCTAGTGACATGCTACAGGCTAATAAGATCAAGGACTTCACCAGTGCATGGTGGGACGCTAAGGTCTATCAGCCCGATGGTATCATCAGCGGTAGCGATACATGGGAAGCACTCACCAGCAAGATAAAGGTGCAGAGCATACCGTATCCGTGGCAGGGACTCAACAGCCACACCAAAGGATTCAGACCCTACGAGCTAGTGACGATTACGTCAGGCTCAGGTATGGGCAAGAGTCAGATGGTGCGGGAGCTAGAGTATTACCTGCTCAATGCCACGGAAGATAACATTGGTATTTTAGCTTTAGAGGAGGACATTGCTCGTACTGCTCTTGGCATCATGTCAATAGCGGCAGACTGTCCCCTGCACCTAGAGGAAGACCTAGACCCTGAAGCTGCCTTCCCTTTCTGGGAGGAGACTATGGGCACTGGGCGGTACTACCTGTTCGACCACTGGGGCAGCACTAGCGAAGACAATCTGTTGGCTCGCGTGCGCTACATGGCAAAAGCGTTAGACTGCAAGTGGATTATTCTAGACCACCTGTCCATTGTCGTATCAGCGCAGGAGAATGGTGACGAGCGTAAAGCTATCGACGCTATTATGACCAAGCTACGGTCACTGGTGCAGGAGCTAGGCATTGGACTGTTTCTCGTGTCACACCTGAGACGTACACAGGGCAAGGCACACGAGGACGGTGGGCAGATAAGCCTGAGTGAGCTACGAGGCTCTCAGTCCATTGCACAGTTGTCCGACATGGTGATTGGCTTGGAGAGAGACCAGCAGAACGATAGAGAGGAGAAGCGCAACACAACCACAGTGCGTGTCCTCAAGAATCGCTACGCTGGCCTCACGGGTGCCTGCTGCTGGCTGAAGTACGATAAGGTCACTGGCAGGATGCACGAAACAACAAAACCACAGGAGGAAGCAAATGGCCTCTAGTCCCATCTTTTTAGATGCAGAGACTAATGGTCTGAAGCCCACCAAAGTGTGGGTTGTAGTCACCATGCAGGACGGTGAGCTACAGGAGCATTACGACGCAGAGTCCCTAGAGTACGCTCTGAAAGGTTACGATGACGTAGTAGGTCACAATCTACTGGGTTACGATATACCTGTCCTGAAGCGTCTGTGGGGCATTGAGATAAGCAAAGAGCGTGTTAAGGATACCTTGGTCATGTCACGCCTAGCGAATCCACAGCTAGACGGTGGACACTCTCTGAGGGCATGGGGTGAGAGACTCCAGTTTCCCAAGGGAGACCACAGCGATTGGTCGCAGCTATCGCCTGAGATGGTGGAGTATTGCCGACGTGACGTAGAGGTTACAGCAGCACTCTATAAGAAACTGGAGTGGGACTTACGCAACTTCAGCGAACAGTCTGTAGAGATAGAACATGCAGTGCAGGACATCACGCAGCAACAGGTACGCAACGGATGGCTACTGGACAGCCGTAGAGCTATTGAGTTAGTCGCTACGCTACGCGAGAAGCTACACGATTTGGAGGATGCCGTACAGGAAGCCTTCAGACCGCTACCGACATTTGTAAAGGAGATACAGCCAAAAGTAAAAAAGGATGGAGCCATCTCTGTCGTAGGTTTAAAGTTCTTGGGAGACTCTTGGGAGACCGTGGGCGGCCCTTTTTCTAGAGTAGACTACCCTGAGTTTAACTTAGGGTCTAGACAGCAGATTGGCAGATATTTACAACACTATGGCTGGAAGCCCTGTAAGTTCACAGAAACTGGACAGGCAATTGTAGACGAGAAGGTGCTTGCGGGTATTCAGGGCATCCCCCAGGCTGCTTTGATATCAGAGTACCTAATGGTGCAGAAGCGCATCGCACAGGTACAATCGTGGATAGACGCAGTAGATGAGGACACAGGACGTGTGCATGGTCAGGTCAACACTAACGGTGCAGTAACCGGCAGGATGACACACGCCAAGCCTAATCTAGCGCAAGTACCGGCATCACGAGCGCCCTACGGAGAGGAGTGCCGACGATGCTGGACTGTTCCTGAAGGATATAAACTTGTGGGTTTTGACGCTAGTGGCCTAGAGCTACGGATGCTGGCTCACTACATGGACGATGAGGACTACACAAATGAAGTCATTGGAGGAGACATACACACTGCTAACCAGCAGCTTGCGGGACTTGAATCAAGAGATCAGGCGAAAACTTTCATCTACGCACTGTTGTACGGAGCAGGAGATGCGAAACTTGGTGCGGTGGCACAGGGAGGCGCAGGTGCTGGTAGACTGCTTAGAGAACGATTTATGTCTAATCTCCCAGCATATGCAGCTCTTAAAGAAAGAGTTACACAGCAGGCAGCACGCGGTTGGGTCGATGGACTAGACGGCAGGAGACTCTGGATTCGCTCTGAACACGCAGCACTTAACACTCTATTGCAGAGTGCCGGTGCATTAGTTATGAAACAAGCCTTGATTACTCTGGATAAGTATGCTAAACTATGGGGCATGGATTATAAAATCGTAGGTAACATCCACGATGAAATCCAATCCGAAGTCCCAGCATCACAAGCAGAGAAGTTTGGGCGGCTTGCAGTCTCTTGTCTAGAGGCAGCAGGTATACATTTTAACCTAAACTGCAAACTTGCAGGGGAGTATCAAATTGGAACTAGCTGGGCAGAAACGCATTAGAACTATGGGATTCTACGAGAGAAAAGACGGTAAGTACAAATGGAACAACCCTCTAACCAAGAAAAAAGAAAACGCCTTGCGTATGTGGGTAGACGGCAAATACGTTCCTAAATCACACCCGCTACACAAGCCGGGACGCTACAAGTCCTTTGGTGATGCGGCTTTCAGTTCTTTGAAAAACTATGAGAGTGCTAAGCAAGGTCAGGTCTACATTATAGTCAACCCAGCATTTCCGGGCTGGTGCAAAGTAGGGATGGCTGTGGACGCAGAAGACAGGCTCAATCAGTATCAGACTAGCTCTCCCTACAGAGACTACAAGCTAATCAAGGCATATGATACTGATGACCGACGAGAGGCTGAGAGGGCAGCACACGAGCTTCTAGCGCAGTCACATGAACGTAAGGGCGAGTGGTTCTACATTCAGCATCCTGTCGCTACGGAAATACTGGACGGACATTTTAATGAAGACAGTTAACACAGTTGTCGATGACATCTACGAACTGATGACCACAAAGTCTGCTGATGAGTCAGTGGACGTTGAGGCAGAGATTGACAAGTTCGGAGAGGCCGTCAAACAGCTAATGCGTACTGAGTTTATGCCTGATGCGCCTCGTGACGGACGTAAGCTACGCCTGTCCAACATAGGCAGAGACGATAGGTACTTGTGGCACCATTACAACGACACGAGTTCAGGAGAGGAGATACAAGGGCATACGTATGTGAAGTTCATGTACGGACACCTGATTGAGGAAATGCTCTTGTTCTTGTGTCGCATGGCTGGACACACAGTCACTGATGAGCAGAAGGTCTGTGAGGTAGAGGGCATCACTGGGCACATGGACTGTCGCATTGACGGTGTGGTGACTGATGTGAAGTCCGCTAGTCCCTACGGATTCAGGAAGTTTCAGAGAGGCGCTATAGCCTACGATGACCCCTTTGGGTACGTTGACCAGTTGAAGGCTTACGCCTACTCAGAAGGTGAGACTAAGTTCGGATGGCTGGCTATGGACAAGTCCAATGGGCACCTGACGTACTTGAAGTACGACCTAGAAGACACAGAAGCGCCTGTGTACAAAACCATCAAGGGTGACATTGCCGAAAGGATACGTCACGTAAAAAAGCTCGTAGAGGCAGAGGAACTACCACCAGTATGCGCGGAGCCACAAGCAGACGGCAAAAGTGGAAATATGCGATTACCCGCAACCTGTTCCTACTGTCAGTACAAGCATTCATGCTATCCAGAGCTACGTACTTTTATCTACTCAACAGGGCCAAGGTTCTTAACGGAGGTGGTAAATGAGCCTAAAGTCCAAGAGGTCACGTAACAAAAGTATCTACAGGTCTGGGCTGGAGAAGAGGTTTGCACAGGCAGCGCCCAAGCGCAGATATCTGTATGAGCCATACGATGTACCATACGTAATGCACAGGAAATACAAGCCAGACTTTGTGGACAAGAAGACGGGTGACTACATAGAGACTAAAGGTTTCTTTAGGACAGGAGACACCCAAAAGTACACAGCGATACGTGACAGCATTGACCCCATCAAGTTAATCTTTGTCCTGTCAGACCCTAACAAGAAGGTCAGGAAGGGTTCTAAGATTACAATGGGCCAGTGGTGCCAGAAAGAAGGCTTTGAGTTTTACACAGTTGATGAGTATGTGAATCATGTCACTAACAATGGATGAGATAAAGGAGAGAGTGTTGAAGCGGTACGATGCTGATGATATACTAGAGGCATTGGATATATCCGCTGAAGAACTGCTGGACAGGTTTGAGGATAAGTTTATCAACAGGCTAGACCAGTTTGAAGAAGAAACAAATGGGGACGAATGGGATGAGTATTGATAACGCTACTCCAGCGGAGTGGAACAGGATAAACAGGAAGAAAGATTGGGCTTGGATGGATGAGTTAGACAACGCACCTAACGAGCATCCAGTGTTCTCTGAGGAAGCTATGGCTAAGAGCTACGACCCAGTGCACAGACCAGAGCAT